GCGCCCAGCTCACTCATGTCGCCTTCAACTTCGTAAATGGTATGGTCATAGGTAGTAGCTGGCATTTCTTCGCCTGCTTTTATAGTTTTACGAATAAGCTGTGGTAACTTTAACTTTCTCCACTCATGCTCTAAACTATTAGTATCAAGTATGATAACGCCGGTATCTACATTATTACGATGAAAACTAGTAGTAGCAGGACTTCCAGGGTAGAGGATATTTCTTTGCGAATTCTCATAACTATGTAAGTCTCCAGCTAAAACAACTTTCCATCTGTCAAATAGCTCTAAGTCTAGCTCTGGCTTTACATGGGGCGGTATCTCGCCTCTAACATGTGTAAAACAAATATCTCCATGTACTAAGTGTGGAGCATTTTCAAATTCTTTTAATTTATTATATGGAATAAAATCCATATTATCAATAGAATAGTAGTCATCAATAACTGTAACAAGTTTATTAAGTCTTTGAGTACTACGTTTAAGACTAGTAAAGAAAGTGGTGTCTTTCTTTAAAGCTTCGTGATTTCCCGCATATATAATGCAAGGTATCTTAATAGACGATACTAGATCAAAATAAACTTCTAGTTCATCCATTGTTGGCATACGATCAAATACGTCGCCACCTAATACTAACAGATCACACTCCTGTTGAATATCGCCTAGTTGTTGTATGAATAAATCATAACGATCCTGGGCCCAAGGTATAGGAACATTTTTTTGACCTAGTTTAATATGAATATCAGCTGTAAATAAAACTTTCATGATTTGTAGTCAAAAAAGCCCCTAAGCTGTTGAGACTTAGGGGCTTGTATATTAAGCTGTTAAATCGCTAACTGCTTCGGAATCAGTAGCAGGATCTTCCTCAGCTACAGCTCCATTAACGATGCGCTCTAATGTAGCTTTTACTTCTTCGGCAGTTTGACGTGGGTACTTAACATCAATGCTTTCAGAAGCTGCTACAGCCTCTTTTTCTTCGGCAGTAAGTGGGCGTTTTTTACAACGCAGTACTGATAAAGTATACTCTACATTGAATGGTAGTGGCCCAGTCTTAACGCGTTTGAATACAACATCCCAACCTGTATCAGGATCAGTAGGATCGCCCAAGTCTTCTGCTGCTGAGCACACTTGCTCAAATAGCTTCTTTTTCAGATTAAGAATTTTTACTTTTCCATCTTTAAGATCAATACAGTTTGCACTGTAAGACCAAGAACATTTCTTATCTGAGAAGTACTCTGGAACATGGTCATGTTCTTTATTATTGAATTTTTCAGCATCACGATCAAATGCTAAGCACTCAACTGGAATATCTTTTCCATTAGTGCCCTTTAACCAATAAACATAACGGGGTAAAATTCCCCCAATCAAACGTACTGTATTTTCTCCGTCTTTGTATTCAAAGGCGTCAAAAGATTTTTTAACTGCTTTGCCTTTAGTTGCTGTAAATGCTAATGCCATTTTTAATTTTCCTCGTATTTAAAGAGTATTTCTTTGTTTGTTATTTTTAATAACGGATTGTTTTTAATTAGATCAATGTTTATATCAGGAAAAAACGATAATTGTAATCCCCGATATTTATACTGCTTATATAAATTATAGTCTCGTCTAGCTGCTAGTTTAATATATTGTATTTTAAATAATATATCTGTTGATTTATCTGCAAACAGGGAGAGTGGATTTAGTATAAAACAGTTACCAGCTAGTGATACTTTACTAGGTTTAACCTTAGAGTATTTAAACGGTAATTTTTTAGAATAGTGATACTCTAACATAACCATAAACTTACTTGCATCACCATCTGACTGCTCTTCAAGAGTTTTTAGGTTAAAGAATAGAGCCATAATTACTGCTGGAAGATATATTATATCATTGTTAGAATACATTTGCAAGTGTATTTTTTACAAGCCCAGTATCTCCCAGCCCTTTCTCATATAAAATGCTATACGATCTTTATTTTGTTTTCTATCACTTGCTCCACTAAACTGCATATCTAGAACTAGAGGTGATATTTTATTTTCGTGTTGTCTCATTATACGTCCAATAATTTGCTCTAAAAGACCATCATTGGCTATTGGTACAGCTAAAATCACACAACTTAATATATTTACTGATATGCCTTCTGCAAATATTTGACGGCTTCCAGCAATGCAACTTTTTTGTCCTGATTCGACTTGTTCTTTAAGTAGGACTCTTTCTTCATATGTTGTCCCCCCAGTAATGCACACACACGTTTCACCAATTAGTTCTCCTACTTGTTGTAAAAATTCTACTCTATCAGCAACTATAAGCACTTTGTGCCCTTTAGCAATCTGTAAGTTTGCTGCTGCCGCTATAAATCTTTGATAATCTGTGTCGTATAATAAGTTATTTATTTTCTTAACCCAAGTCTCGCCAGGAGATAGGGCTATTCCTGTACGAACTATTTGTACTTTTGGAGTAAGAGTATTTTCTTGCGGTGGTTGATATAGTTTACTACCAAAGAAGTCTCGAAATAGTACTTGTTTACCGTCTTTGCGCTGCATTGTACCACTAAGACCTATTTTATATCTAGCATACATGCCGTCTATAAAAGCAGTAAAAGTACTTGCGGGGCAATGATGTGCTTCGTCAACTATTACAGTACCAAACTCTTTACAGATCTGTGGCACTAGCTTAGTTAAAGTCTGTATATTACCAACTACTATTGAGTGATCTATATCAAAACTGCCAGAACCTATAACTCCTACGGGCATTTCAAATAATTTTTCTACTTCTTCTATCCACTGATCTCTAAGCATTGTATTGTGACATACAATTAACGTCTTTTGCCCAAGTTTTCGTGCAATGTGTAAGGCAGTAAATGTCTTACCCCAACCTACCATTGCGTTAATAAAGCAAGTATCATCAACTTCATTAAATACATCAAGCTGTGTTCCTCTTAGCGGAAACTTAGGGTCAGGAAATGGAAGCTCACATACTATTCTTTTATCTACAATTTCATAACCTTCAGGTATTAAATCTAGCCTACCTACCGGTATAGACATAACACTTTTAGGCAACACTTTGTAATTCTTAACTATATCGTACTGTATAAAGTGACTTTTAGCACCCGGAATATTTCTTCTAATTTTATATGTAAGCGTACTTATTAGTTTTTTTGCTATTTCAGGCGTAACATCTAAGTATATTTTATTTGATATTATTGCTTTTGGCATTATATTTTTCTCCAGGTTTTTGAGTATGCCTGATTATAAAAGCCATATAAAATCAGAGATTTACCATAGTGTAGAATTCCAGCATATCTATTAGCAGTATCAGGAGTATATAAAGCCTTAAATCTAGTACTTAGATTTTCAACTTCTATTATTGCTCCTCCAGTTTTAATTGGTATCACATCTGTAACTTTATGAAAGTGTAATTCGGCTTTAGTAGACTTTATGTATTTAAATGTTTTGCCTTCTGAATCTATAAACCAAGTATGCGGTGTAGATAGCTTTATTAAATCACCTAAAAAATAGATAGCTTTACTTATTTTAAATAGTTCTGCACCCTCTGCTTTTAATTTAAGTCTACGTAAAGCTAAACTATCTTTTTTTATGGTTAAATCATCTACTATTTTTAATTTACTTACAACTTCTTGTTCGTCTGAAATATATTGATAGAGGTAAAATACTACTCCATCAATACTTTCTGGCTTAACTAGACCTAGCTTAAATATTGGATAAGCTAGTTCCTTCAACGAAATACTGTTTATCGAATTTTCCAAAGCTATAATCCTGACCTATTTCTTGATCTACACCGATTGGATATCCTTTAATAGAACATCCTCGGTCTTTTTGTGTGTTACGCTTTAGTATTTCACAGTATTCTTCTACACACTCATCTTTAACTAAAGCAACTATTGAGTCATGTACTAACATAAAGATTTTTGCATCAATACCCTTAGCTTTAACTTCATTAGCAGTATCCATAGCACCAAAAAGATTCATGTCAGATGCTAAGGATTGTATTTCTGCGTTGATTCCGCTTCTGACTTCATGGGCCGCAATTCCTTTGTCAGAGGAAAACACATTGATAAGACGACGCTTCCTGCCAAAGAAGCTATAAGTATAACCATTAGCTTCAATAAATTCTTTGCGCGATTTAAGCCACTCTTTAAGTTTATTAAACTTATCAAAGTAGGATTTAATATCTTGCTTTGCTCGATCGATACCATAATATTCTCCTGTTGATTTAGATACTGTATCAGAAACTTTCTGCGGCCCTGATCCATATAAAATGCCGAAAGAAATTGCTTTAGCAGATTGACGCATAGATCCAAACTTACTTTTTACATCATCTACTTCGCAGGTTAAGTCAAAAACCATTTTAGCAATAGTTGAGTGAAAGTCCCCACCTGAAATAAATACTTGTTGTAGGTTTTTATCATTGCTTAAAACAGCAGCATAATACATCTCAGCTGTTGTTAAGTCCTGGCTTACAATTTTGTAGCCATTAGGTGCTTTGATACATCCTTTAATAATTGGATTATCTCTAGGGATTTGCTGAGCATTAAACTTGCCACTACTAGACAGACGCCCACTAGTGGTAAAAATAAGATTAAAGTTTGTACGAATGCGTTCATCTTTATCTAACTCCGGTAAAATCTTACTGATATATGTATTTTTAATCTTTCCTAGCTGCCGTACTTTAAGTATAGCTGCTGGCAGAGGGTGTTCTTCTGATAGCTCGGTAAGTACTTCAACGTCTGTGGATATTGCTCCAGTTCCTGTTTTCTTACCAGTTGGTGTGAGTTTAACATAGTCAAATAGTACTTTACGCAACTGTTGGACGGAGTTTGGATTAAATATAATTCCTGCGTCTGCTTCAAATTGCTTAACATGTTCAAACCCATAAACTTCTTGCTTAGCCTCAGCTATTTGTTTATCTAGAAAGCCTTCAGCCGCTAACATTCTACTGCGGTCAATAGGGATTCCTACTTCTTCCATATCCATTAAGAATAGTGTACCTGGAATTAGAATTGTTTTATATACTGTTAATATTTTTGTATTCTTTTGTAAGTTTGGCCAGAACTTATTAAATAATGTAATTGTTACAGCAGTATCGATTGCGGCATACTTTGAAATTACATCAAAGGGTATCAAATCGTAGGTAAAATCTTCAAGAAGCATACCTTTACTGGAACAATAGGACTTTTTAAAGTCATCTAGTTCTGCATCATAATCACCATATTCAGTGTATTTTAATGCTAACTGCTTTAGTCCGTGACTGTCATTTTCATCTAGAGCATAGTGCATTAACATTGTATCATGCACTCTAGCTCTGTTAAATTTAATACCAATATGATATTCAATCATTTTAATATCAAACTTCATGTTATGAAATACTATATCGTATTTCTTAACGATCTCTTCTAAAAGATCAGTACATATACTATCAAGACAATCAGTAGATATGTAAGCACCGTGTTTATCCTTATAACTGATAGACAAACCCAGTACATAACCATTTCTAGGATATAAAGCTGTAGTTTCAGTATCCATTGCTACATAGCCTTCGGCATTTTCTAAAACTTCTTTTAGAAACTCTATAGCTTCGGCTGTGTCAACAATACCAAGATATTTACCAGTAGCACTAGCATTGCTAATGGAACCTTCAATATACTTGTGGATACGATCTACTGATCTTTGGAAATCCGGTTTTCCTTCTGGCTTAAAATGAAGCATTGATGGATTAGTAATACAAACGAATTTGTCGTGCATTAGTTGTCCTGCATAATTAGTTACTGAACTAATTTTTGCATACTCTTTAGCTGCTTCAGAACCTACTAAGATTACTAGATCATACTCTTCTAAATAAACTTCTAAGTCAACATCTTTTTTCAATAGTTTAGTAATTGGTACTGAACTCATATGATAAAGGTCAAAATCAAAGTTAAAATGATTACTATAGTTATTTTTACTAGGGGCTTTGTCTATAATTGCAATTTTTTTCATATTTTTGTATATTCTATTAAAGAGTTTACATCCTCTTGTGTGATTACGCCAGGGTCTTGACCTTCTGGCAAATCAATAATTTCTGTTAAAAATCCTGCTTCCTCAATCAGAGGTTTAATTTTTCTAGCGGCTTCTCTGCCTGCGTCGTCTCCATCATAAAGAATAAATACTTTTTCAATACCCATTACCTTATAACTTAACATTTTCTCTTTTACATCATTTAGTAGTTTTGAAGTACCAAAGGTACAAACTGTATTCCTTAACCCTTTATCATAACAATTAAGCATATCAAATATGCCCTCTACTAGAATAATAGTTCTATACTTTTCTTCAAATTTTGCAGGAAATAGTGGTATAGTTACTCCACTAGGGTAGTTAACATACCTAGGATTACCGTTAGACATACTATGTCTACCTACATAGCATACTGTTTTACCTCTAACATCAGTTATTGGGAATACAATACGATCTATCATCTTTTCTACTTGATCTGTTTCAAATGCTTTAAAGTGCCTCAAAGTCTGAACGGATACATTTCTAAAAGATTTGTTAATAGGTTTAGCCCCCTCTAGCGGATCTAGGCCGTTAGAAGACTCTTTTAAAACATTTAACTTTTCTTTTAACTTTGCTATTCTTACAGAGACATTGTTTGTTAATAGTCCGTAGTATTTAAAAATATTAGTTTTAAATCCACAAGAAAAACAGTGAGCAATTCCCGTAGATCTATCTATTCTAAAACTTGGATTAGAATCATTATGATCTGGATTAAAGCAAGATGTAACATAATCTCTTCCAGATACTGAAAAAGCAACACCCTTATCTTTGAGTAGGTCTAGTACTGGATCGCTCATTATGTGTCCCAGGGTAAGTCTGCGGCAGGCTCGTCTACCTTACCTGCTCTTTTAATCTTTTTTGGTTTTTCTTCTTGTGCAACTGGCTTTTCAATAGATATTGGACTAATACGTAGGCTTTCCCAATCCATACCGCTTGTAAATTTCATCTCTTTGGCGCCGCGAATTTTTGTGGTTTCAAAACTCATTGCTGCATCTTCTTTGGTATTGGCTTCCATCAACAGCGCAATATCGGCTGCATCAAGAATACCTTTAGCAAAGCGAGTTTCTCCACTATTATCAATCTGATATGGACTAACCATAACAATATCATATTTTCGTGCCATCTCTTTTAGTTTCTTAGAAATAATAATCTGGGGTTGCCAGTCAAACTGACTAGCTCCCTCAACTACAATTTGATTTAAGTAATCAATAACTGCAACTGCGAATTTATCTCCAAAGCGAGACTTCATTTTACCTAAGTGTAAATCGATCGAACTTAGGGTCAGTGCCCTATCATCAATAATTACCATTTGATTGTGCTCTTTAAGACTGCACTCTCTAACCAAAGATTCTTCAAACTTATATTGATCCCTATCTTTGATAAAATCCATTACTAATTTGTCTGAGTCTTCGTACATTTCTGCACGAGATTTAACCACTTTTAATAGTTCTGCATCGGTTAATGTGTTATTTTTAAGATTTTGATGATTGACATTAGCTAAAATACTCATATTACGTTGCAGCGTTTCGTGCGCTTCCATTTCAATAGTGAAATAGATACAGGCATTTCCTGCCTCATACTGATTAATCATAATATTACTACAAGTAATAGATTTACCAGAACCACGTTTACCGCCGATTAATATAAGCTCTTGTCTAGCTACACCGCCTAGTACGGAATCAAAAGTATTATTAAGACCAAGATGTACTCGATTCTTGGCTAGTTCATCAGGTCGAATAAATACCATGATATCATTCATGGTATAAACACCCTCTGTTGTTAGAGTTTTTTCATCTAAGGTTAGTACTATACTCGCTAAATTATCTTTAATTTCTGTACTATCGTATACTGGTAATTTATCAATAAATTTATCTAGTAAGGCAATAGCTTGATTTTGAGTATACTGATCTATTAGAGCATCTAATGCTACATCGGCAGTAATGTCAGTCTCATCAATAAGACGAAGGGTCGCTAACGTTTTTTGCGCCAACCCCTCTCTAGCAATAGCATCTAAGTCATCGAACGACGGTATAGTACTATACTTATCATAGTATCTAGTAATTAAACTATATACTGAGGAGTAGGCAGGGTCAAGAAACGCGAGCTTTAATTTGCTCCAAACATCTAAATTCTTTTCAATTAGTAGTTTATTAATGACAACTGCGCTAATATCCATTACTCTACCTTACTTTCATTGTCAATAATTACTTGGTCTAAAATTTCCTCTAACTTATATAGAGTTTCATTACGTAATTTTTGAATACTAGCTTGATAGCCAAATTTATCGTCAAATAAAATGCCAAGCTGTTGGTGTGTTATAATTTGTTGTAAACCAAAGTATATTAAGTCGTGAGGTTTATTAGACTCAGGAGTAATATCTACTTTAATTGATTTACCATAGTTGTGTTCTGCTTGTTTAACCACCTCTTCAACAGTGAACGACTCTGTATCGTGGTATGTAATTGTTATTTTCATAGTAGAAATAAAAAAGGCCAAGAGCTACTAAATAACTCCTGGCCTTTGAATAACCTTAAGGGTTACAATTAAGCTGCTTTAGCTTCGGCCTTAGCCTTCTTAGCTGCACCATCGTAGTCCTTAACGGTAATACCACGGCGAGTAAGTAGGGTCTTAAGACCACGTTCTGTCTTGTCGACAGCTTTAGCAATTTCAGCAACTGTCATGCTAACGATATCATTACCAAGTGCTTGCACTGGATCAATTACGTTTTTAGCATGGCTATCTTTTTGTGCAGGGATACGGTCAATCTGACCCTTGCGTGTCAAGCTGAGTGCTTTACCACGAACTGAAGGAATGCTTTTACCTAGGGTAACTGCGATTTCTTCAATGAATTTTCCTGCTTGAGCCATTTTGATAAATACGGCTTCTTCTTGCTCTGTGTATGTACGAGCAGCTTCAACTTTTTCAGCTGGCTTAACATTGCCAGTCAATTCCAAAGCAAGTAACTTGCCTTGAATTTGCTTAGCAGTGAAAATACCACCTTGGAAGCGTTCAGCAATATCCTTATAGGTCATTGCACCTGCATTGCTTGTTACCAAGTTAGACAGTGCAGCGCCCTGCTCAGGTGTAAAGGCAGAAACCTTTTCCTTAGCCATAGAAGCAACTTCACGGTCTAGTTGACGCAGTTTTGCACCTACTGAACGCACTGTTACGCCCAGGGCTTCAGCTGCTTGCTCAACCCGCTCGACACTTACTGGACTCTGGTTGCCAACGATGGACAAAAGTTGAGCGACAGCTTGGTCAGACCATTTTTTAGCTTTTTCAGTCATTTATTTTTCTCTTTTTTAAATTTTTGATACAAAATCTTTTAGATTTGTTACTATTGTTACGCCATATTCTTCTGCTTTTTTGCGTTTTGTACTTCCTTTATCTTCCTCATCTATTAAGTATTTTAAAGTCTTTGTTACAGACTCTACTACTATCAAGCCTGCGGCTTCCAATATCTTGGTCGCTTCGGCTTTTGTTTTAAATGAAGTCAATTTACCCGTAATGCATACAGTGGGGCCGTCTACATTACTAGGTTTAACTTTGTCGGATTTGAAAGAGAATGGCAAGAACTCTTTCATTTCTGGGTATTCCAGATTAATCCAATTCAGTAAGTTAGAAGTAACTTTCTCTCCAAGACCTGCTTGTTTACAAGTTTCTTGGGTAATTTCTTCTATAGAACCAACTACACTGGCAATTTTTTTAGAAGCTGTCCCACCCACTAAGGGGATTGAGAAAGCGGCTAAAACGGTGGCCAGATCAGCACCTTTAGCTCGTTCGATTTCATCTAAGAGCTTATCCGCTACTTTTTCACTACCAAGGGACTCAATAGCTGAATCTCTATCTAAGTAAAAAAGTTCTGTAATATCAGCTAGACCAAGTTTCTCGATAGTCTTTGGGCCGAAACCTTTAATACCAAGAGTTTTTGTAAAATGTTCTAGCTTTTTACCTAATTGAGCCTCGCAGGATAAATTTCTACAAAACAGTTGTTCATTAACTGTTTCTAGATTATAGGAACAGCATGGACAAGTTGTAGGAATTTCAATCTTTTGCATAGTTTTTTCAATTTAAGTAGTAATTATACAGGAAATGGAACGCTTTGACAAGTCTATTTTTTGTATGCCTGGAGCACAGCTCGAATGATTGAATTTTGTTATGCTGCTACCTTGTGAGTAATACAGGGAATAATTTCTCCACCTAGTACTACACCTACACGATCGCCTATACAAATATCCAACATCTCTATGAACCCAGGATTATTAAGAGTTGCTTTGCTAACTAACTTATCACCAATATAAATAGGATCTAAGTGAGCTACTGGAGTAACTTTACCAGACTTACCAACACTCCATTCAACAGATAAGATTGTAGTTTCAATGGCCTCTTGACGCTCTTTTCTAGCGTAAGCCCCCCGAGGATGTTTAGATGTATACCCTAGACTTTCAAAGTGTTCGTTATTGTTTGCTCTAAATACTAGCCCATCGCAGGGATAAATATTATGCAAATCTTTTTCTAAAACAGTTTGAAATCCTTGAGTAGTTAACAATACCATATCTCTAACAAATGTAGTAGATTGATACGGATAAACACCATATGCATAAAACGACACTGCACGAGTTTTAAATTCATTTAAATCTTTTAGATTTAAAGAACCTGCTGCATAGTTACGGCTATTAGGTATTTCTTTAATGGCTACAACTTCGCCAGTAACCTGAAACATATCTAACCTTGGTACCGATAAAGGTACTAGGTCTTTTCTAGCAATAAACTTTTCTGTAATATCTGTGCCTTCAATACCATCGCCACGAGTTAGTGCTTGTACTAGAAGGCCATTGACATAAAGAAGACTTACTGCTGCACCGTCTAGCTTAGGGGTTGTACTAATATCAGTGATATCTTTTAGAGGGGCTTCGCCTTCATCGGCATAGTACTTTTGCAAACTATACATAGGGTATATGTGTTTTGCAATATTTTCGTGCTGTTTAGCACCCACCTTAGTATAGCCAGAACTTTCAGCTAGACGATCAAAGGCCTCATCAGAGATGATAGGGCTGCCAGAATAGTAAGATATTGAGGCTTCGTCTAGGTAGGCTTTTAATTTATTCATAACTTATATTATACAATATTAAGCAATAAACTTCAAGTTCAAATTTTGAAATTTATTAGACACTTTACAAAAGTACTCATATGTACTGCATGAACTGGGTCGTAGTAGTCAGGCATATTGCCTTCTTCATACCACCAGCTTAGAGCTTCCGGGTGACAACCAATAATACCAACATTATCTTGAATGATAGCCATAGCATCACCATTAGCGTACTTAGCAACAACTTCCATGTCTTCACCAATGATAGCGCACCCATCATAGAAATACATAGTTTCATCTAAGCCCATCCAAGTAACATATGCTATGGTTGGGCCTTCAGTAGTAATATCACTAGTAGGTCGTTCAATGTATTGGCCAATCTGCAGGTTTTGGGTTAGATCGAAATATCTTTCTCCTGCCCAGTATGCTCCCATGCAGATACCTAAGTACTTACCACCATTATCCACATAGTTTTGTACTACTGTTATATCTTCATCAGTAAAGATATCAAAGAAATCTTCAGCATCTCCCATTCCTCCTGGAAAGCATACTGCATCAAACTGAGCTAAAAATTGATGGCTAAGGTTATTAACACCAAAAGTTCTGATATCAAAATCACGAACCAAACCGTCAATCATGCCCAAAGCACATTCAGTTTCACATTGTGGTTCGTGAATAAAAATTGCAAGTGTCGGTTTCATGGTTTTATCCTTAATCTAAGATATATTATATCAAATTATAGAGTATAAGTCAAGTCTAATTTTAATGAGTAAAGTTAAACCACCCAGTTACAACATATTTTGTCTGAGTTGGGGATGTAATTCCGCGATGAGTAAATGTCCAGTCTGTGGGCCATATTAATGTTAGCCCTTTTTCTGGCTTAACTTTAAGTTTCTGATGCCAGAATTCAGTCTCACCAGAGTCAGTAACATCATTTAGGTAAGTCATAAATACAAGGTGTCTAGAAGCTAAAACAGGTGATGTACCGTTTGCTCTCTCAGTATGCCATGCATGATACCCTTGAGTAGGGTTATATCTCTGAATATTTACATATTGCCTAATATAAAAGGCTTCATATGCATTAGCTTTTGGATATTTTTCAATATATAAATTTACAACTTCTTGTAAGCTTTTTACATAATCATTATAAAGCAAGGTATTACCATCTAGTATGCAGTCAGTGGAATCTTTTATATCAGTATTAAGACTCTGCACGTCTTTGTTACCACTTACTATACCTTTATATGTTCCACCCTCTACTTTTTCCATTGTTTTATGGTAGTCTACTAGCCTGTCACATATAGTATGATCTTCTAAGTACCATCCACCAATAAAATTATCTAATTCGTTAACTGTGTGTTGGCGCATCTTTGGACTTTTCTAACCTATTACTAAAGAATTCAAGTATAGTAGCGTCTGACTCTTCTAATGAGCATATCTCCATTAATCCTTCTAATAATGATAGGATGTTATGAATGGAGGCTTCCATACTTACGCCTTCTCGTGAAGGAACATATTCACCTTCATAACTAAGAAAGTATTTACGAAGGTGAACATACTGTACTCCCCTAAATTCATTAACAACTAATTTAAGTTGATACCCTTTAGGTTCGTTTTCATATATTAGCTTTTCATAAAATTCTGGTTCGTGTTCTGTCATATTCGTACCCCAAGTTTACGTAAATGTTCTAGACTTGCTAGTTCATATGCTTCTTGATAGGCTGACTGTAACCATTTCTCAGATAGAAGCCACACTCGATAAATAAATCCATATTTATCTGTATTTTGTTCAGTATCAATACGAGCTAAGCTATCATAGCGCGCAGAATACACTACTTCACCTACTTGAAAACGCTCACGCATAGCCCCCTCAGGGACTAACTCTGGGGTGAAATAGGTAGAACCAGGTATACGCATAGGAACTGCGTTTACTTCCAATATATTTTTAACAAAACTAGAACTACGATATGTAATTTTAGATATTGCATCTATAGTTTCACCATTAAGATATTCACTTATAATATATACTACATCTTCCTGTGTTGCTGGCTTACCACGCAAGGCTGCTCTACGCTCGGCATTACGGGCTTGCGTTTTCTTGAAGTCGTCAATAATGGTACCAAGACGCGTAGTATTATATGCCATGCCAAGAATTTGACAAGCATCTTTTTTAGTGATAGGTTTTACA